TTAAATATTTTAATGGGAAAGATAATATTAAATAGGCTACCACAAAAAACTAATGCTGATAAGACTTATTTATATGCGGATCTCCATTTAGATTTACAACAGAAGTATAATACATCTTCTAAATTGTTCGAAAATCAAGAAATTAACGATTTAAAAGTAGATTACGATATCGATGCAGTAAAAAACTCTTTATATAACTTATTCACAACAACTCCCGGTGAAAAGATATTAAATCCAGAATATGGTTTGGATTTTAAGCAATATTTATTTCTTCCTGCTACTGTAGACATAGCAAAATATATAAGAGATGAGATTTATTCACAAACTGCTAGGTTTGAACCAAGAATTAAAGTGGTTAATGTGAATATAACTATCATGGAAGATGTAAATGAGTTTGATATTAACATATACTACAACATCCCAAGTCTAAATATACATAACATATCTATGTTCGGCACATTGAGCCAAAATGGATACATTTTTAGGAACTAAACATGAGTACTTCAACATTTACAGAATTCAATTTGCCGAGAAATGCTTATGCGGCATTTGATGCGGTTAGTTTAAAGCAATTAATAACAAACCGAATAAAAGCTAGTGGACTATTTCCTGATATAGACTACGAAGGTAGTAACATGAATGGATTAGTTGATGTAGTTGCTTATTCATATCATGTTTTGTTGTTTTATCTCAACCAAACCGCATCAGATTCGATGTTTTCGCAATCGGAATTATTTGAGAACATGAACAAGATCGTATCTTTGATAGGATACAAGCCAACTGGCAATTGTACATCTAGTTTAAATGTTTCGGTTAGTGCCGAAGCAGCATTGCCATCTGGTTATTCTTATACAATACCAAGATTTTCCAATATTATGTTGGGGAATGTTCCGTATTCTATTAATACAGACATCAATTTTCAAAAAACCGTTACAACAGAGGAAGCAATCAATTCGATTGGTTCTAATAACTTATTATATCAAGGAATTTTTAAAGAATATCCAATATATGTTGGTATAGGAGAGAATTTCGAACAATTTACTGTAAACGTTGACTATTCTGGTGATGTATCATTCAAAATGATAGATCATAATAACATTTATGTATTTGTAAAAGACATAAACACTCAAAAGTGGACAGAATGGACAGAAGTTAATAGTTTATATCTAGCAAATAGCATTTCTAAGGTATTCGAAAAGCGTTTAAACGAATATGGTCATTATGAAGTCAAATTCGGTAATGATATTAATGGAAAACGACTAAACACTGGAGATTACGTTTCTATATACTATTTAGAAAGTGACGGAAGGCGCGGAAACGTCGGAACTAAAGCTGCAAAATCCGGAAAAATGATATTATTCAATTCTAGTTTGTTTTCTGAGATATTTAATAATATAAAAAACGAAACTTCTAATTATATCACAGCAAGTGATATTTTAAAATTAAAATTCGATAATGAATATGCTTCGGTTCCTCCTACTTTCATAGAAAGTGTTGAGAATATTAGAAAAAATGCTCCATTAACATTTTCAGCACAAAATAGAGCAGTTACTACTAGTGATTATGAATCATTTGTTGATAAAAACTTCTCGAATATCATTCAGAGCGTAAAAGCAGTATCCAATAAAGACTACACATCACAATATCTAGCGTATTTTTATGAATTAGGTCTAGAACGTCCTAATTTAGATGATAAGTTGCTATTTAATCAAGTATCATTCAATGATGCATGTGATTTCAACAACGTTTATCTATTTTGTGTACCTAGATTAGGAGCTATTGTTAATGAAACCACTCCGGTTGATTTATTTTTTGCACAAAAGCAAGCTATTGTTAATAAATTAAACACAGTTAAGATGGTAAATCAAAACATTGTGGTTTCTGATCCAATTTACGTAGCATTTGACATTGGTCTGCCTACATTGAGCGAAACTTCAATAACTTCTGATATAAGAAGCGAAACAAAAATAAGAATAACAAGAGATCCTAATCAAATTATTTCTAAAGAACAATTAAAAAGTTCAGTTGCTTCTTACATAACTGAGTTTTTCTCACAAAGTAATAACGAATTAGGAAAATTTATGGATTTGTCTCAGTTGAGCTTTGATATTTTAAACCTAACTGGCGTAAAAAGCCTAGAAACTGTGAGAGGCGATTACAAAGTATCTAAATTAAATTTTATTTATTGGAATCCTTTATATACTAGTTCTTCTGTAACTTCATTAGGTCAAAACATAACATTAAAGTTTTTTGAATTTCCGTTCTTTTACGAAATTTCAAATTTGATCAACAAAATAGAGGTAATCTAAGATGGAAGATTCTCGTTATATATATTTCTATACATTAGATCACACAGGAACGCACACCACTAGTGGGTATACGTTACCTATTACTCCTTTTACATTTATTCCAATTTTTGATGATGGAACTAGTGTAGATTATTCTAATTACAGAATTTTATGGGATTTCGGTGATGGAACTACTTCTGAATCAGTAACAGCAGTACATAACTTCAAATATCCAAGATGGTATAATGTTAAATGTTATGTATTGGGTAAAAATGGTAATGGATATGAATCTTCTTTTTCACAATCTATATTAGTAAAAGATTTTATTTCCGATACGTTGGTTTTATCAGGTTATAATAATAAAACCGAAGCAGGAACACTACAAAATCCGTTTACAGTGTTTCGTTTTAATAGCTGGCAGAGTTATCCGCTATTATCTAGTTATGGATACACCATAAATCTGTATGTAAGCGGAAACAATGCACCACTTTTAGACAAAAACGAGTACGAAAAAGACAAATGGGGTCATTTGAAACCATCTGCTAGGTTTGAAACAACCGTTCGCAACACAATTACAGAAAAGTACGAAAGAACTCCTATAAATTCTTTAGTAACAGACAATAACGACGAATTGTATGTAAAATTATTTAACAATGGACTTGTATTTTGTAATAAAAGTGACACAGGTTCGTGTTTTGTTGGCACTTCTGGACAAAAGTTATTCTATTATATAGATGACATGCCTAGATTGGTGAACAATTTATACGAAAGTGTTGCTGCTACAATATATGCATCGTTTGATACTTCTAAATTTAAAATAAGTGACGACTATAAAGAGTCATTATATCCTATTTTGAATAATGTATCAGATTCTAATTCATTTTCTGTATTAATTCAGCAATTAAATCCCAGTCATGTTACTATTACTTCGAATGGAATTGACGAAGATGGTAGTGGAAATAGAATTGACACATTTAATATAAATTCACAGAAAAGTATCAACACAAAAATTCCATTTGTGGTGCGTGTTAAAGATGTAAACGAAGATAATTTAGTAACAAATTCAAAATATGCGCCAAAATTTCAGCTAAGTCAAACCGAGAATATTACAGATGGTCAGATTTATTTGGAATTAAGAGATTCTGTAAACCAAAAAATAGAAAACGTAGATTTTTATTCTAATTTTGGTATTCTTTCATCAGAAACGTTTGGTGGGTATTTCAAAGGATATATGATTTGTCCTGATCCAGTAGAAAATGTTCATATATACGGAAGAGTTTTATTCGTAAATGATGAATTGTATACGGTTAATACTTCTTATGCAATTTTAGGACATCCACAATTCGAAAAGATACACAATATAACAGTTCAAATAGATCCTTCTGATAAAACTAAGAAAACTTTAGTAGATAAAGTCTACGACATGGTGGGTCTTTCTGGTATATATTCTTCTTGTATCACCACAAAAAGACTTCCTGATGCTTCAGAGCAAGCATTTGGATGGGTAGTAGACGGAGACAGAGAAAAAGTAATCAAATTCGTACCAGATACAATGAATGTGGTGTATGATAAATTTGATATACCAGAAAATTCGTCTCCTTCTGATATTTGTAGTGATAAATTTGGAAATGTATGGGTCACATTGTATGATTCTGTAAGTACTATAAGAATTAATAATATATCAAACTTAGTTGATAAAGTAATCACACCATCTTTGTCAAATAGAGTAGTAGACTATGAAAATACAATAACTCCTGCTTCTGTAGATACTGATTTAGAAAACAACGTATGGGTTTCTTATTCAAATCCACTTTCTGCGTTTGTTGAAAAGTATAACACAGACGGAACTTTTGAATTTTGTAAGATATTTTCGCCAAGTTATCAAAATACTCAACTAATAACAGATTTGTCTGGTAATGCTTGGTGTATACTCAAAGATAACACAACAGATGCTAAAGTTTTATCCGCAAAAAAAGATCAAATTGTAAAAATTTCAAATGACGGTTCTAGTGTTGAGTATTATCCAATAAGCGGAAGTTTATGGAATCTTACATTAGATCCGATGGAAAACATTTGGGCTACCAGAAACCGAAATGAAGTAGTAAGAATTGATACACAAACTGATATTTTTCAGAATTTTTATTTACAATCAAATTCTTCGGAATTATCTAGTAACTACATAAGTGATTTAGAAGGTATCGCAGCCACAACTGATAATAACATTTTAGTTATTGATAATGTTAATAGAAGAATACATTATTTTAATGCAGATGTAGATACTTATGGATTTGTGGTTAATTATTTAGACTTTGTAAACGTACCACAAAATGATCCAATGCGTATTCAAGACAAAATTAATGGATACGGAGATTGGAATGGATTCAGGCACATAAACAAGTATTGTCATATACTAGATCGAGGTATAATAGTAGACGGAGATAGTAATATTTTTTCAATTTATGATAAAGAGACAGGAAAATATGATGTTCGTAAAGTAAATGAAAACTTTGATCCAAAACAACAATTAATTTCTTATCGTTTTCAGGACTACTTATTAGAATCTGATAAAGTATTTGATTTTATAGGAGAATCGTTAGGTACTTTATCATCAGATCCTAGTGATTTAGGAAAAATTGTATATGAAAAGATATCAAACTTTGTAAGCAATACAAATGCGGTGGATTCGTGTAATGTAAAAATGCTAAAATCTATGTATGAGATGATGGGAGAAGATTTTCTATCATACGGAGGACAAGAATTTAGTTATCCTGCAAAAATCAATCGTTTGGTAGATCTATTCTCTGTATCATTTACTAAATTAAAAGGAAGTCGTAACTACTTCACTCAAAATTTCAATGATAGGGGCTATTACAACCAAGAAATCATAAAAAATGGTGGAGAAGTATTATACGGATTCAATAAAGGATTAGAATTAAGCTTTTTAACTACTATTTTAACCGCTGGTAGTGCTGGTAGTGATATTGTGGCTTATGAAAAGTTTAGTCAAGAGTACACAATCATAAATACTAATATTTTAAGTAGTGAATATGTCAATTTCTTAGATCCAGTGGAAAAAACGTATCCATTAAGTTCTTATCATCCATATTGGGGATGGGGATTGCAACTTCCAGATACATTCCAACCAGAAGACATATCCAAGTATTATACTTTTTACGAATATATACCAAAATCTGATTTTATTCAAACTGAGGGTATAATAAACTGGTCAGACTCTAATACAACATTAAACGAATACGTTTCTTCTTTAGAAGAATGGAATAAAATACGAGAAGATATGATTTCGTATGCTTTAGCAAAAGGCGTCGAAACCATTAAATAATGTTGTGTCGGAATCATTCGTATTTTCGAAAATAACTCCAATAAATTCCATAATAAATCCAGATACTCAAGAAAAAGATTATCTGGACAAAATGGCTCCGTTTTCGTTTTTTGATTTCTTAAAATACATAAATTCTAATCTAACTCCATTACAATTAAATGATTTGTATGTAGATTATGTTAAACAATGGAACATAGAGAAAAATAATACAAAAGAAGTATCCGATAATGTTATACAAGAAAGATATTTAAGTTTACTTAAAGATATAACTTTAAAGTATTCTACACTTGATGAGAAACGCTTTCTTTCTAATATAGATTTTAATGATCCGTGCGACTTGGATATTGTAATTCCATTTTATTCTAAAAAAATACGAGAAGTATGTGATTTCTACTCTCAAAAAAGAGAACAACTAAAGTTTAAAGTAGAAAAAAATAAAATCAAAGGAATTCCGCTCAGTTTAGAGAAGGCTGTATACGAAACCATAACAGACGTAGTATTTTCCGATGCACTAGAAGTAGGATCTTATCAAAAATTAGTAAATGAAAGTGATTTATTAAAAGATCTAAACATAGAAGTAGAAGAATTGTATGATTTGTATACAAATTATTTGGATAATAATCCAAAAGAATCATATGATACATATGACGTAAAAACTGAACTAAGAAAAAGGTTATTTACATCAAACTTAAATGCCATAGATGCGAATATATTCATTAATTTTGATAAAGCTGTAACCAATCAGTTATTTGAAAACGTAAGAGTATTCTTATCCGAATTAGGACGTATATTTACTATAAATTATGATTTAAATTCAGTAAATCTTAATTGTAAGCCAGATGAAAAGTTGTATGATTTGGTTAATAACAACAAACCAAAAGCAGAACGTCTAGTTTCATTAAGAAGAGACTTAATTAAGAAATATATTGGTTGTGATTTTTATTATATCACAACTGGAGATACATTAACTGATGTAACTTCTGCTGTTTTATTTAAAGCTGATAATCCTTCGGGAAATCTACTTAATCGACATTTTCCAACTACTGCAACAATAGAAGAAGAATCAGATTTACAATCATGTAGAAGAATCGGACTATTTTTTACACCAGAAAAGAACAGCATTCTTTATTATTCTGTTCCTGATAAAAAATACAATATAGACAAAACTAAATTAGAAACGAACAAGCTTTATATATTTCCAGATCCAAATAGGTATGGAAATACTTTGGGTTTGAGCAGAGTTTACGATTCGGAATATCCATTAATTCATATTGCGGATTATTCTCGTTCTGTTAAAAACGAAAGTTGTTTTTCAGTCGAAGGCGATATAAATTCAAATCCATTCTCACAAGATTTTTATAGTTATTTTTCTAAAAATCAATTACATAGTAATTTAACAACAAACAAAGAAGGATTAAAAACTAATTTCTCTTCTTTATATGATCGAGGTTTGTTGGTTAAATGGGGAACTGATATATACGGAAATCAATATGGTCTTTTTAAGAATAAATCCAAACAAAATCTAGTAGATAAAACTACGAATGATTCATTGAGTGTGGACGTGTGTGAGTATTACGATGGAGGTGCTATTAGATTTTTTGAAAACGGTAAATTACCCGAGAATGTTGCAATGGGAAATGAAACATGGGTAGCTCCTAATGTATACAGTTCTGATTATTACTACAACATCGGAATTGATTCTAGTGTTGGTGGATATAGCAACGGAATTATGCAGCGTGGTTTGAGCGGATCAAGTTCTTTCTTCAAACCAGATTTTAATAACAGTTATATATCATCTTCTTTGAAATATAAAGATTTCGATGCAGGATTAATTACGGATGTTTGTGATGAAACATTTGATTTTGAAACACAAACTAATTTTGTAATCAAAGAATTATTAACTACTAGTTTCACAGTAACATCACAAAACGTAGTAGACGATCAGCAGAATTTCTTTGATATTAACAAATCTTACGGAACCATGTACGTAAAAGATGTGGTATCTGGAGAAGTGACTACATTATTAAATGCATTATCAGTACAATTTCAAAATAAGTACGATGATGATTTTAGTGAAATTTTAGATTTTAATATTTTTAATGATTTTATTTGGATAAGAACTAAGAACAATGTAATTTTTGAAAAGATTCAGTATGAAGAAAACAAATTTGTTTATTCTGGAACTTCTAATACGTCATTTAGTTCAGGATATACAGAAGGTTTCATTTATAATGTGTCTAATCCTTTTATTTTTGAAAATAGAGACTATTCTTTAGTAGCCACATTAAGTGTATCTAATATTATATCTAATGATTTCTATATAGTACCAAAAATATACAAAATTGATTATAATACATGCACGAAAACTGAAATAACTTCTATATTGCCGTTAAGTTCATATCAGAACAATTCAATTTTAAATGATATAAAAATATTTAAAATAAATCAACCAGTTTTGACGTATAATTCGAGAAATGATATGTATTGTGTGATAACCACAATAGAAGACGAAAACGAGTTCAGTTATATATATCAAATGAAGTTTACGTATAATGGTTCTGAAATATCAGATCACGAAATAAAATTATTCAATTTTTCTGGACCCGAAGTATTCAAAACCATAAATTTTTACGATAGCCCTAGTTTTGTGGATAATTCTATTACTGTTAATGATATAAATTCAAATGCAATTAATAATTTTAATAATGGAGTTTTAACATTTAGCTAAAAATGAATACAATTTATACATTAGGATCTCAATACAACGGAACACAAGGAGGAAAAGTCGAAGAAGTGCGTGTTTTTAAAGGAGAAACCGAAATTACGTTTGATTTAACTGATCTAGCCGAAGGAGAATATTCAATTGCCAAGATAATAATTGATTTCAACGACGACACTCCTCTTTTTATAAAAGAATATACATTTGGAAATAGTCAAAGAATTGTTTCAGAATTATTCAAACGAAAATACTATCCAAATATAGATAATTACTATATTGTGTATTATCCAACAGTATATATAACTTATTCTAATTTTAATCAGTTTAAATATCAAGCTGTTGTTAAGATTGCAAAAGAATCTTTTTATTCCGAATACGAAAATTTAGAAGTAGGAGCAGCTCAATTTGTAGATAATCAACAAAATTCTGTATTTGCTATATTAGACAGTGCGAAAGGTGATAATTTCAACCTAATTATTAAATAATTGAGTGGAGATTATAGATTTAACGTCAAATTCAACTGCATTATCGACATCTTATGTAGCAGATGTAGATGTTAAATTTTTTGGGGTTAAAAACAAAACTGAAGAAGGTTATGTATTCTTTAAAGAAGATTATTTAAAAGATATTTCAGACAGAAAAATAAACAATTATTCTGCATTATATCTAACAAACAAACAAAAAGCTACGAACATATTAAACGTAGAAGAATTACCAGAAGTCAGCGTAGATCTATCATTTAATACTTCGATTTCAGACACGAATAATTTATATTTGACGTTTTCGGTTACTAGTGGAGGACAAACTTCGTATTTCTTTACTGAAGAGAATCAAAGATTCATAGATCCAATAGACAGAATCTTTGAAATTACTTTATTATCTGATGGATTGAGTGCAACGGTTTCGCATCGTTCAAAAGAACGTATAAAATATTATTTAAATTTAGATAACAATCAGTTTAAATTTTCTGTTTTATCTGCCGCAAACAATTATATTTTTAATTATATATTAGACAAAGAAACAGGCAAACTGGCTCTTTTTAAAGATTCTAAATTAGTAACCGTTTCTTCTAATCTATTAATATTTGATAACGTAATAGAAAATTTCAAAACAAAATATTTTAATGTAAATTACTACATACAAAAGATTTCGCCTAAATTAAATACGTCTTGGGTATCATATGATCCAACGCATAAAAATGCATATGATGTATTAGGAAATAAAAGTTCTAATAATTTAGAAAACAACTTTTTAATTTCTACGCAATACAGTTATGTAACCGGAGACACATTAGTAGCTAACATTTTAAATTTAAAAAATCAAAAAACTCATAAAGATTATAGCTACAGATCAAATTTTTTAGAAAAAACAAATAATGGGGTTCCTAATGTAGATAACAGAAAGTACGCAAGATTATTCACTGGAAATGATCAAGAAACTGGAGATTACGGAATAACCATTAGTTATGAGTTTTATAATGCAGATTATAAATTCGAAGTAGACAAATACACTATATTTGTTACTCCAGAAAGTTTATATCCATACGAAAAAATCAACATAAATGATTTGAAGTGGAATAAGAGCGGTGCTATTGCAGGAGAGACTCCATACATGTCGGATAAAATCTTTCAAAAGAAAGAAAACATGGGTGGGTTGGAAGGACATTATTTGTGTTCTTGGCTACACAAAGACAAAAACGGAGAATCTACTTGGTTAGATAGATATTATTATCCAGAAAAAACTTCATATGCTGCTGCATTGTCTACTTCTTTTAATTTTAATTACGTAGATCCAATATATACATTATTGCAGAATAAATTATCGGCTTCGGAGTATTATGACGTTCCTTTTGTTTATAATACATTACAAGAAGAGTTCGACAACACGCCACAAACTGGTCATAGCGCATTATACGGTACAGCTTTCTTCGATAAACGAAGCGATCTGACTATTTTACCAAACGCAGAATACATATATCACAGAATTGGTGACAATTATGTTGATTCTGTTGTTTCTAGTATCGAAACTTCGTTGATAAGAAACGGTTTAATTTTAAAAAATCATAATAATGCAGAAATAGCAACTACTACTGATGATTTAAAACAAATAGAATATGTATTAAACAATGATTCGTATGATATCATTTTAGATTACGAAGGAATTAATAATTCACACGAATTTACCATTTCTTTTGACATGAAATCAGATGATTGGTCCGAAGGATTCGGTCATCAGATTTTCGGAAACTTGAATGATAAAGGAATGGGACTTTTTGATGATGAAAAAATTACTCCTTTTATAATGATACAAAATAATAAAACAGTAACTGTATACAACACTAATTTCGAGATGCTAGATTATGCTTCTTTAGTTAATGAAGAGAATTTAGGTGATTCTATAATAAAGGATTTATATAGAACTGATCATTTAGATACGTACTACACTACTAACATAGAATAATATGATTCCATTAATTACTAAATTTAAATCTAGTTCGGTTCTTTATGATTCTTTGGGAGATATTAATAATACTTATGTATCTTTATCATATGACAAAGATTATATTTATTTTCTAAAAGATGTTAGTGGTAATGTTGTGATTTATAATACCATTACTGAAGAAATATCTTCTACAAAAATAGATACTACAACGAATGTATACTCAGTATTAAAGTATCGTGATGTTTTGTATGGATTTAATGGTTATGACGCTAAACCATTTGTTGGAGATACAGTTCTTTATGTAAAAGATTCTAATAAATTAGTTCAAGAATCATATAATAAAGTCTTGAATGTTGTTCATCTGTCATCGTCATCAGAAATACACGATTTCATGCTGGATGATGAAAATAATTATTATGTAATTCATAATAAAAATAAAATTTCCAAATTCTCAAAGGATCGTATCAGAAGTTATTCATTTTCGGTAACTCCTGTAGTTAGTAGTATATTTAATTCTTTGTCAGTAATGCCAAATGACGAAATTGAGTTACTGAAACTTGATTATATAAGAGAGTATACATCTAACGGACTTTCTAGTTATCCTATTGTGCTGGGCAAGATCAAAAACGGTACAGGAGACTCTATATTAGCTCCTGCTCAGTTGTTTTTAGGTAAAATTGACGAATCTACCCAAAGTATATACGAGGCAGTGTTCGTTCCATTAACTGCTGAATACTATTCATACGGAGATTCTAAAAGAATTAATTATAATTTAACAAATTACGAGTATTTGAAAAAGACGTATAATAAAAAAGACGAATTAACATTTAAAGTCGTTTTGCAAAATGTATATGACAACAAAGATTTAATAAGATTAGAAATACCTATTAGTACATATCTTTTTAAATCTGAAAAGCATCACTTTGCATTCAGAATGGACGGAATAAACGGAACAGTATCTGTTTTCGTGGATGGCAAAGAAATTAAAACAGTTTACATACAAAAAGGACGTTATATTTTTCAAGACATATTCACTGATAGTTTGAACGTTGGAAGAACATACTTTAATAACAACGTATCATTAACTGATTATCTAAATCAACCTAATTATTATTACGTAAATAATGCTAAATTAAAGAGATTTAAAATTTATAATAAAGCATTAACTAATAATGAAATTGAATTTGAAATGTTGAACGGAATTAACATTCAAGATTTGGTAGTTTCTCTTCCTTGTGATCAAAGAAATGAACTAGACGGTATAGAACGACAATTTAAATTAGATACGACTGGTAATAAGAGCAATAAAATTAATTTAATTGTTAAAAATTCACAAATAACTAATACTATTTTACAAAACAGACTGAAAGATATTATATCTGAAAGATTAAAAAAAGTATTACCAATCACCACAACAATTAACACGATAGAGTTTAGATAATGCAAACAAAATTTAATTATACTTCAGGGGGAGAGTTCAAAAAAACTGATGGATTGAGTTATGTTGGTTATTTTAATGTAACCGACAAAGAAGAAGTATATACTAATCGTTATTTTTCAGAAACTTCAGAAATTCTAAATTCTGTTTCTAATTATTCGGTAGATTATTACAGATCAACTAATTTTAAAGACCGAAATGTTTTTGATGTATTAACGCTTCCTTTTTCTTCGGAAGAAATAGAAATACAACCTAGCGAAATCGTTAGTTTTTCTGTTTTGAATAAAAAGATTGAATATTTACACGATAATCTAATCTATTTGTATAGTCAGCTATACATGGGAAGTACGGATGTTCCGGTGGACGATAATGTAAATACTTTATGCAATCTAATTGGAACCAATAATTTCGGATGGGAAACCCGAGCAAAACAAGTAGCAAATAACAGAATATTTGGTTTCGGTGCATTAAAAGACAATCCAGCCTTGTCCGCTTATAAGGAATTCGACATAATGAATAGATTTGTCGTGATTCCTTTTGAAAATAAAACAGGAATTGGAATATTTGGAATCAGCAATACTTATTTCGTAGGATTAACCAGCACAATTTCCGAAGATGGAGAATTATCTGGTGCAGCTTTTACTTTTTATACAAATGTCATTGATAATGATACGAACGAAACTTGTAAAAATCTAGAAGACATAAAATACGATGGTAAATTTTTATTTGTAAGTGATTCTAAAATAAACGGTGGCGGGCAGGTATTTAAATACGATATAACTGGTTATTTAACAAATGATCATGTATTTGAAAATAAAAAATATCTTATAGAACCAATAGGAGGCAGCGGTTCTGACGAACGACTCAATAAGTTTAAAAACTGCACAGTTTTAGGAGCAAATAACGGAGAACTTTGGGTATATGATTCTGGAAATAATGTCATAAAAATATACGATAATAATTTCGTACACAAACGTGTTATTAAAATACCAAAAACACGTAATTATTCGGTTTTAGACATTCGTTATAGAAAAATGAATAATCATGTGTATGTGTTATTCCAAGATACATACGATCTAAATGAACCACAATACGGATTATTTGAATTTGCTGATTATCATTTGATTAATACATACGTTTTTACCGACATTCTATTCAAAGACACAGATGCACAATTTAACAGAATGGCAATATCTGAACAAGATTCGAATGTGTTTTATGTAATTACCAATAACTCTGTATTTAAGAAGTTTTTCACAAAACCAGAAGAAACTTTTGCTGTATTTAACAGAGATAAATTTTATCCAGACGATACATTTATCTGGGATCAGATAGAATTAGAATGGGATAAATTAAGAGATTATGAAACTTGGAATTATGCCGAGTTTTTCACAATTAATTTAACTACAAAAGACATTCATATTGCTGCTAATGATAAAAATCGCGACGATCTTTATTTCATGGGAGACACTTACATTTCTCATTTAAACGAAAGAACTGATTATTTGTCTTTGTTAAAAAATGACAACCTACCATATTATAATTACAAATCAATTAAATTTGAAAACATAGAATACAACCAATCTTTAGTACTGAATAAAGAAATATACAAACTTTATCAAAATATATTGCAATTTAAAAATAATTTAAAAGGAAGATTTTATGCGGAATTTGATAAGTACGGAGATTTAAAATACAAAGACTATATTTATTTAACAGACGAAGAAATTAATACATTAAATATTGATATAGAATATAATTCGTTCGTGAATGACAATGAATTAGTTCAGCCAAATGTGATAAATAGAATTTTTAATAAAATATATGATTTCCAGATATCTTTATTAAATTTAACACAGGTAAAACTTAAAAATTTGAAAACTTGGGTGGATTTACAAAACGGAACCAATATCTATCCAATTGACTAACATCAACTAAATAATTTTATGGCAGAAGAAATAGCGAGTAATTTAACAGGAAAAAGAGTATCCACAACATTCAGAGGATTGTTGCATTTTCCTAAAAGTATAGAACCTTCGTTAGCTAAACAAGTAGTTCATGATGGTAATGGTACTCCTACCGCATTAACATTAGGTGGTGATACAATGGGAATGGATGTAAGTGGTCCTATTTCTTCTACTGGATCAATTTCTGGTGCTGAGAATTTATCAATTATAGGAAACACAACTATAGGAGGAGATGTGGTTTTAACAAATGGAGGAAAAATAAACGAAGTATCTATTCTTTCTTCTGGTTCTTCTGTTTCTTTAAGAGCACCAAGTGCAGCAGAAGTAGGAAAATTAAGAATTAGAGAAACTTCTGCTGATTATGAATTGTTATTTGGTAATCCTACAGTTACGGATAAGAATTTATTTTCTATAATTGTTAAAAACGATACTGCTAGTAATTTTTACATTAAAAATAGTTACAGTGATGTAGATATTAATGCTCCTTTGTGGATTAATCGTGCAACTGGAGAAGTTAATATCAGAGTTATTAACACTACTAAGATTAATACAGTTCCACCTCCCGGTACACCACCACCTCCCGGCCAAAAAGAAACTTACGGAGATCCAAATCGAAATGTTCTTCCTGTTGGCATGATTTGTATGTTTCCATCTTTAGGAATTCCGAATGGATGGATTCCATGTGACGGAAAACGTCATGACAAACGTAGTCTTCCTGAACTTTTTTCAGTAATAGGATATAATTATTCAGTTTTGAAGTCTGGTAATGAATTTCAAGTTCCTGATTATCGTGGATTGTTCGTTCGTATGGCTGATTATAAGTTAACTCCCGGTGAAATTCATACATTTATAGATCCAGATGGAGCTAGACCTTTGGATGGAACTGTACAAAATGATTCTAGTAAATCTCACTGGCATGGAGTTGGTAATGGAGCCTCAAATGATGATGGTACTTTTGTAGGAAGAAATTGGACAGTCAATCCAAATACAGGTTCGACATTTTCTCATGGAATTATCGGAGAAGGTGACGGAGGTTCTCCAAATTCGGGCGGAGTAATGACTTCTGGGTCATTAGGAACGACAGATCCAATTGATTCCGCTGGCGGAGAAACTCGCCCAAAAAACGTAGTAGCATTATATTGTATTAAATGGTAGCTATGGAAGAAAAACATTTACGTAAATTAAAGATCCGAAGAGGAAACGACAATCAGAGAAAAGTTACACTTTTTGAAGAAGGCGAACTCGTCTTTGTTAAAGATACCGAACGAGTATATGTAGGGGATGACACAACAATTGGCGGAAACCGAATATCTAATAAGAATTTTTTATTAGATACTTCAGTTAAACCAAATGAATCAGAAACTGGAGATATTTTTGTAAATCAGACTGATATCAGCACATATATGGTAGATCTTACTGGTGGATCTATTCAAATAATACCTTCTCTTATCGGTTGTTGTGTTAATATTAAAAAAGATATAGATATTATCGATGCTTTATTAAAAAGATTATCAGGTGAATGTTGCAACCCTGATAATTTCTTGGCAACTGACTTGGACACTCCGATATTCTCTGATAATATTTTGACCGATAACTCCGACACAATCAGAGTCAGGTAAACTAAATAACTGTATGGGTACTCGAATAACAGTTTTGCCGCAAGTGGCAACTCCTACAGGATCTGACGAACTACCAATTTCACAAGATGATGGAGTTGGTGGAAGAACTACATATAAAGCAACATTAGATCAGATTAAAGGTTACGTCGGAAGTGATGGTAGTGGATCAGTAAGTAATGTTAGTATAGATTCTACGGATGGATCGGTAGGTGTATTCGGAAGTCCAATTACTAGTTCTGGAACTATTTCATTAACAGTGAGTTCAGTTGCATTAAACAAATTAGACGATGGCGGAGCAACGGGAGGAGAAGTATTAACATATAATGGTACTACAAGTGCTTGGGAGCCCGGTTACGGGTCATCAAGTGGTATAATACCAAATATTTTAGTGGGAAACGGAGGAACTACTTACACACTGACTGATTATACAAATGATACGGCATCTAATTATCTAGTTTTCGTTGGTGGTGTGGCACAAAGACCAGTTACCGATTTCACTATTAGTGGAAGTAGTATTATATTTGGATCTAGTATTGCATCGGGAGTTCAAATACTCGTATATGCTGTTATTAATATAGCAACTTTAAATTTAGATGCAACTCCGATAGGAACGATTAGTTGGTTTGCTGATTTTGTTGCACCTACTAGTTATTTAGAATGCAGTGGTGGCATTGTGGCTATATCTGATTATACTGATTTGTGGTATGTTATAGGAACGAAATTCAACACAGGAGGAGAAGGAGCAGGTAATTTTAGATTACCAGATCTTCGTGGAGAATTTATTCGTGGTTGGGATCATGGAAGAGGGATAAATGTTGGTCGTGTTTTTGGTAGCAATGAGGCTGATGCATTTAAAACTCATACACACGATGCTGTCGGAACTATTACTTTAGCTGCTGGTGGAACTGGATTTATGTGGGACGGCACTGGACCTTCAACAAAGACAACAGATAGTACAGGAGGAACCGAAACTCGTCCCCGTAACGTAGCACTATTACCATGTATTAAAGCAGTAAAAACAGTTACTGGAAATATATCTACATTAAATTTCATAGAAAAACCAGCAGGTCCGACGAATGGACAAGTATTGACTTATAATGGATCTACTAGTACATGGGTAGCTAGTGCTGCTACGGCACCGGGCACACCTAATGTCGCTGCATGGGTAAACTTTAACGGTTATAATGGAATTATTAGAGCTAGTTATAATGTGTCTAGCGTAACATTAAATAATCCAGTATCTGGAGGTCTCGGAGGCGATTACACAATTAATTTTGCAACATCATTAGTAGATTCAAACTATGCAATGACAGCATTTGGATCAGCATATGGCAAAGATTCAGCAGTCGGAACATACGGCTTACACACCGGAACGGATGTTAGTAGCGTACCAACAAAAATGGATGTTAATGGTGTGAGAATTGTATGTGGGGGTAAGCCCGGTGATACAGAAAATAGGAGTCAACAAACAGTGACGGT